CGTCATACGCTACTACATACACGGCGCTGACGATTTCGCTAGGCATCGTCATCGCGTAACCGAGGGTGCCTACCACCTTGACCGTGTAGTTCAGCGGCCATACGGTATCGACGCGCTCCAGCACTCGATACGGCAGTTGGGCATCTGGAGCCGGTCGATAGTCCGTATCTATGGTCAGCGCGTTGCCATCCTCGGTGAGCGAAGAGATGCTGAGCATCTCGGGAATCAGTAGGCGGCTGTCGCCTGTGCCCTTGCGATACACGGTCTGGTCAGCCAACGACTCCAGCCGCCGACCACACAGGCCGGAGACTACACCCGAGGCAGTAGTGAGCGCTTCCTCGATCTGCGGATCGGTAATGCCTGCCTTGAGTGGCAGATCGCGAACGGACGCCCACGACTTGAAGCCGACAGCCGTGCCGATCATCGCTGGTGCCTCGGTTCTCGCGGCTTGATCTTACGCGGCTCTTGCGGCCGCCGCCTATCGTCGCCGCTTGCCGGTTGGTTGTTCGGCTGCGGCCTCGGATTCGGCTTCTGGAGTTGCTTCGGCTCCATCGGTGGCCTCCTCGACGGGAACCGAATCCACAGGTTCCCATAGACCAGGAAACGTGGCCAGAAGGTACTCCTGCGTCTTCTCGCCCACCTCGACGATGGCCCCCTCCGGCACCTCGATGAACAGCGCTTCATCGGGTGTGGTACGGTCGTGGTTCGGCCCCACGTAATGCCTGCCTACGTTGCGAAGCTGTGCCATGGTGGCTGCTCCTTCCAGGATTGCCCCTGCCGCCCGCATGCTTCTCATGGCGGCGTCGCCTCGTCTGCAAATACGAGCGGCAGGAGACCTACTCACCGGTTGCCGACCGTCAGCCGGTGACGCCGCGTTACGCCATGTTGTACCCACAGGTGGTCGTCTTCTCACCGGCGGCGTACACGTGCTGGAAATCGCCGCGCCACGAGGCCACCAGCTTGTGGACCTGTGCCACGATGTCCTTCTGCGACTCCAGCGTGACCTGCTTGCGGTCGCCCATGACCCAGGCCGACCGGCAGACCCAGATCAGCGTCTTCTTCGTGTTCGGGCCGCCGACCGTGTTGTAGCCGGTGGCCGCCACATCCTCGCGGGAGTAGGCACTCGGAACGACCGGCGTGCCGAACAGCTTCCCAACCTCGCCGGTCAGCACCGTGGCCCCCGCGCCGTACTTGTCGATGGTCGTGACCAGGAGGTTGTTGTTGGCGTCACGCAGGAGCAGGAAGTCGTTCAGCTTGTCCGGCCCGCAGATGATCGCCGCCTTGGTCGGGTCGATGCCGTACTTGCCGAGCGCCTTCTTGCACCCGAGCAGATGATCGGCGTCGCAGGTGGCCAGGTCGATTGCACAGCCCTCCGTGGCCATGCCGTAGTGGCGCAGGCCATCCCAACAGGTCTCCACGGCATCGGCACCGAGCGCGTCGATGTCGTGGTCCATGTGAGTCGCCGTGGTGTCGCCGTTCATGATGCAGGCTTCGATGCCCTCGGCCATGCCAGCCGCCATCTCTGCCTGAGTCCAGGCGATGATGGGGATGATCAGGTCTTCGGTGGCTTCCTGCGTGATCGGCACGTACACGGCAATCGGCTCCGCGTCGAACGAGACCTTGGCCGTAAGGCTGACGCTGGACTGCGTGCGGTTGCTGCCCTCGGTCGCGTGATACGCCTTGGGCCGCCCGAGCTGCACCGGTGAGGTGTACGTCTTCGTGGGCATCGGAATCGACGCGAACAGACCGGCCACGCGGGTCGCGATGAAGATCGCGTCGATCATCTGCGAGGAGTAGCCCTGCGGGACCCACTCCAGGCCGCTGCCCGCCGTCACCGTGTCAATGGCCTTGCCGAAGCGCCGCGACAGGTTCTTCATGTGCTTAGTGGCCTTGAGCTGGTCGCCAATCTCGCTCAAGGACAGCGGGCGCTCCGGATTCCGCAGAGCCACGGACAGCGTGTACAGCTCGTCGTTGATCTTCTGGCCGAGACGCGTGGCCTCATCGTCCGGCGGCAGCACGAGGTCCTCGCCCTGCAGCGGCCATCGCACGCGCTTGAAGCCGCCCTCATCCAGCACGGGCGAGAAGCGCTGCTCAGCCACCTGGCGGGCCAGCTCCTTGTTCTCGCGCTCCAGCGTCTCGACACGCTCCGAGAACTTGGCCATCGCTGCCCGCATCTCCTCAGGAGTGGCACCCTCCTTCTCGCGAGTTGCGTTCAGCTCTGCCGTGGCCGCCACCTGGCCGTCCTTCATGTGCGTGGCCACCGACTCGTCAACGGCGGTGCGAATGAGTCCTTTCAGGTCTTCGAGCGTGATGTCGGGCATGTCGTGTTACCCCCTGATGCGGATTACCGGCGAACCGGTGTCGGTACGTCCCTCGCCTGCATCTCGAAGCTGGTCGAGTGCTGCCAACAGCTTGCGCTTGTTGACATCGGTGGCCACGGCCTCGGGCTGAGACTTGAGAACGACCAGCAGCTCCAGCACGGCGTCATACGCTGCTTGGCCGACCTCGGCGAATGGTTCTCCGCCTTCTCCGTCCCAATGGCGCGTGATGTTGGCCAGGGATCGCGCTCCCGTGACCACGCTTCGAGCGTTGTGCAACGCGATGGCTTTCTCCAGGATGGAAAGCTCACCGGCGTGGAACGTCACATCTCGGAATCCGTTCGGCCACTCGCCCGCCCACGTCGGCATGGGTTGGCCGAACTTCTCATAGCAGCGCCGCAGCACCCTGTACGTGGTGCGCTTGGTGGGCATGCCCATGTCCTTCACACCGCCCCGCGCTCCCATGAGTGTCGCCATCGCCACCGCCACTCCAGGCCAGGCCAACCGCGCCTCACCTTCCACGATGTCCACGAGCGGAAGCTGCGAGTCGAACAGGTAGCAAGAGTCGAGCATCCGCTCGTTGCCCAACGCGTGCTTCCGAAGGCGGGCATCTACGCTGTCGGCGTCCCAGACGTTGGCCTGAGATCGCAGCACGGGCAGCTCCAGCGCCCGATAGGACTTGATCATCGGCAGCCCAAGCGTCCGCGACAGCTGGAACTGCGCCGAAGGGCAAGCGGGCATGCCGACCGCGCTGATCTCGATCAGCTCCAGGTCGGTCCATATCCAGGCGTCGGCGTCTCGGTCAAAGTACCCGTACTCTGGAGAGTACTCGCCGTCGAAGCCGATGCTCATGGAGCGCACGGACTTGTCGATGGCCACGGCCCGCCACACCTCTTCGGCCAGCGTGGTCGTGCCGAACTTGTCATTGGCCCACAGCCCCATGTCCTCGTCGATCCAGCTCTCGATGACGGTGCCGATGGGGATCGTGTTCCATTGGTGGTTCCAGTACAGCACGGGGTTCCGCATGAACGACGACAGCGAGCGCCGGAACGCACCAGGCAGGATGATCTCCTCGTATGTGTCCTTCTCCGGAGTAGACGCCCAACCCGCTGCCGTACGCGCCTGCAGGTCCAGGTTGTTCGTCTTCCAGTTCATGAGACGCACATGGGAGAACGGAGCCGGACCGTCGCCGCCGATACGCACCATGAGATCATGCAGATCGGGCGGTTGTTCGACGGGCGCTGTCCTGGTCTCTTCCGGAGCCTCGGCACCTTCGCTCTTCATGGCCTCGAAGCTGCCGTCGTGCGCCTGGCACCAGTCCCGCGCCTGGCCGGTGGCCTCCTCCGTGTCCCATCCGTTGTCGCGTGGAAAGCGCACCGCCTGCAGATGACTGGCACCGTCGTACACCTGGTAGATGTGATCGACCGGCTTGCCGTTGATCTTCGCAGCGCCGTTCTTGCGCGCCGTCTCTGCACCAGGCTTCGGCGCTAGCAACCTGCACGCGTGCTCATTGGGGTATGGCATGGTTCATCTCCCTCTCGGAATCGTAGCTTCCGCTGATCCTGTCTCGATGGCGTCTAGCAGGTCCCGCAGCGCCTTCTCGGTCGCAGTAGACTCATCATGCGAGTGGCTGCCGTCGCCGAAGCCGTCTCCGGCACCGCCGGAGAGTGGCTTTAGGCTGTCACCGTCCGGATGGGGCGGCCATCCGTACTCTTCGCGTATCTCGTTGGGCGTGCGTATACCTGACAGCACCCATATCTTCGCCGTCTCTGCCGCCTCGCGCTTGTCTTCCTGCAGCGCCTCCACTTGTGACGTGTCAGGGAAGGCGCGGATGTCGCGCCCGTCCACACCCTCAAACTGCCAGGCCATCTGCTCGTTGACGCCACCCGCTATCTTCCGTAGGTATAGCGGCGTTATCGTCTCTGTCCAGAACTGCTTACGTTGTGAGCGTGCGGTGTTGTAGTTGGCGTTCTGCAACACTCCCGCCACTACGGGCGGCACGCCATATGCCCCAAGGATCGTATCCCGCGCCTCCGCCGCTAGCTCGATAGCCCCAATGCGGTCAGGGTCCACGCCAACCGGCTGCAGTTTCGAGTTCGACCCTAGCAAGAAGGGACGGTTAGCGTTCTCGGGCGTGCGCCACATGGACCACAGCGCATTGAACTCCTCCCGCTCCTTCTCGCTTAGTTTCGGCTTGTCCGTCAGCAGCACCGTAGCTGGAACGCCGCCGCTCTTCACCAGACTGTACTTGTAGCGAGTGAGCGCCGAGAACATGTTGACGATGGGTTCCAGCGGAGCCATCGGCGGCAGGCCGTAGATCGGGTTCGTGGAGAATGAGCGAAAGTGCACCACGTCAATGTCCGGCAGTACCTCTCGCGCGCCTGTCAGCAGCCGATACCCAGAGACGACGTTCGAGCGCACACCCCGACCAGGGATCGCCTCGATGAGATTGGCGGGAAGAATGCGAATGGCAGTAGGCACCGATCGCGGCGTGGGCCGCATCAAGTGCCAATACGCGTTGCCATACAGCGCCATCCAGCCTGCCGTCATCTCCATGAGCGTCATGGTGTCGATGTCGGCGTTCACCGTGTCCAGCAAGTCACCTAAGGCGCTGTTTTCCACGTCCTCCCAATCGCTGCCCTTGCGCCGCTTGATGTTCCACGGCACCGAACCTGCCGCTGAGGCGATGCGCGCAATGGCCGTAAAGACCCACACGCAGATACGATAACCGTCTGGCCAGCTCTGATCGTTGACGGTCGGTGCTACACCAGGCACCAAGCCAAGCCACAGCAGCAGACCAGCTTCATCTGAGGTTATCGCACGTCTAAACGGCCACCACTTAGGCCATTGCATGGCCGAGACTCCTTCTCTAGACCATCCCGTACTCGAAGCCTGGTTCGATTAGCTCCATCACGAGATAGCGCATCGCGTCACAGGCGTGGTTGTTGGCGTCTTCCGGCTCATCGGGCCGCATGAGACCGGCGGGCGTTTTCTTCCAGCTCCACAACCCGAGTTCGCGCTGCAGGTTCCGGCACTTGCTGCCGATGTGGATCGTGCAGTTCATGAAGCGCGTAGCACAGGCGGTGATGCCAGGCAGCATCGAGTTGTTGCCCTTCACCGCATCCAGCCCCGCCAGGCGCAAGTCCTCGATGTGTTCCGGCTGCGAGGGGTCACACGCCCACCGATCCACACCGTACATCTCCTCCAGCAGCAGGCCCTGACTGGACCACCAACTCGACACGCTCTTCTGTATCTCGTACAGCTCGTCTCGAATCCAGATGTCACCCGTGGTGTCGAGCGAACCCACCAGCATGACGCCAGGATTGGTCCAACCCCAATCAACGCCCCCTGAAGAGCGCACGAACTTGATATCTTCGTTCGGGTCGGCCACATGCTTCTGAAACTCGAACGGGTAGATCAGCCCCTCGGGCACCACCACATCACCCTCGACCTCTTGCTGATAGGCCAACGTACCAGGAACGTACGCCGCCTTGAGCAGCGCCTTGGTGACGGGATCGAGGTATGGGTTGTCGAGCGATGACCAATGGAAGATTTCCGGCTCCGTCCACGGCTCATCACCCAACTCCGACCGTAGGATGTCGCCGAGATACGGCGGCACGCCGTCCGGTCGGTCTCCCGCCGTCATCACCCAATACAACCACGACCGGCCACGCGGCGTGCCGGTGAACATGAAGACATGTGGGTAGTGCGGCTGTCGCAGACGCCCGCACAGGATGCGGAACGCCTCGTACGGCTGGTCTTCCGCTTCGTCCATCCACGCCATCGCAATCGTCGGTCCACGCAGGCGGTCATACTCCATGCCCGCTCTGAGCCATATCTCAGACCCGTTCGCCAGGATGTAACGATGCGCTTCGTGGTTATAGTCGTAGTCTTCACCGGCTGCAGCAAACTGCCGGTCGAACTCCACCTTGAGGATGTCGCGCACCATCGGGTACGTCGGCTCTGTGGCGATGACGATGCAGTTCGGCCATCGCTTCGCATAGCGCCGACACTCAAAGACACCCGCCACCGTCTTGCCCCCACCTTGTCCGGTGCGTGCCCACTTGAAATACGCACCGCTCTTGATGAAGGCAAGCTGCTGACCCCTTGGCGGCAGAATCGCCTTGAGCGTCGGCGCTTGCTGTTCAGTAGCCGCGACCATCGGTGCCTCAGTTGGTGTGAGCGTGCACGTTCGCGTTGGCGTACTCCGTGGAGCCGTCTCCACGTACCATCACGAGTGCCAGCTCGTCATCGGCGTTCACGTTGAGCGAAGCGCTGGCCAGAAGACAGGCCGTGGCTTTGGTCCACGTGACCGTGACCGACCGCCCCTGCGTCAGGTTGAGCAGCAAGAGTACGGTGTCGTTGGACGACCCGCTTGCCGTCAGCGCGTTGAACTGCAGCTTGCTGATCTGGCAGCTGAACGGCACCGTGATGCCGGTTCCGTAGGTCGGGCCGGTCTGGAGAATCCAGCCCTGCGTTGCCTGCGGCTGCTGCGTCACGCTGGTGATGGCCGACGCCCGCATCCGGATGAAATACCCCGCCTCACCGTTGGGGCCGTTGGCCGTCGTGTTGGCGACCCAATCCGTGGGCGGTGCGAAGCTGATCACCAGCGGCCCCGCCGTCGCCGACCAGCCGGTGCTGCCATCGGTGCCGGTGAGCGTCTTCCACTCCGCGCCGTTCCAGTACTCCAGCCCGAGAGTGGCGGTTCCGGTGCGCGCCTGTGAAGTAGTAACCAGCACCTTGAAGAACTGCTCGCCGTCGCCGACGTAGAAGCCGTCATTGACGATGGGGTGCGCGCCGAGCAGGTTCACGTCGCTCGCCCCCGCATCGGTGAAATCGGTGGTGTCGTCGGTGAAGGTGCTTGGCCCCGTAATCGTGGTGCCCGCGATGCGTGTGGCCAGGGGCTGTGTGGTCTTGCTGGTGTACGCCGACACGCGGCTTCTGATCCAGTACGCGGTGATGCCCTCGACCGTCTGCAGACCCCAATCGGTGGGCACCGAGATTACGG